GAGAACGTTACCCATTGGATTGTCTTCTGTGGGGAGTTGACATCCAGCGTCGCGTCGACTTGGAGCCATACCATATGTTTCCTCAACCATCTTTGACTTGTAGAGAACATAAAGAACACTTAAAATAGTGACACCAAGAACAAAAATTCGTGGGTCCCGGCGAATGAGATATACAATGCATGTCGCATAAATGACAAACCGAGAGGATGCGTTAATTCTGTCTTCTGGAGTTTGATCGCGGTTAGGCCAAAACTGTGCAATCTTATCACTTCGGATGAGCTGCTGTGGATCCTCGAACCAGGCCTTCATTTAGTATAGCATGAGGTTTATTTTTTACCAAGACCACCAAGCATGTTACCCATCATCTTCATGAGTGCGTCTTGGTCAATCTCACCCTCGGTCTGCATTTTATCAGCACAGTCCTTCGCGATACCTTCAATGAGATTGAGGGTTTCGGCTGGAATAGCGGTGATCGTCGTACCAAGCATGTAGAGGGTCTGGAGGTACTGCCATGTCGCAGCCTTTGTGTTTGAACTCATACGATCCCAGTAGCTCTTGATGTTGAGATCCTTAAGGAGATCAATCTTTTCAATCTCTTCGAGAATGAACTTCTCATCCTTGGCGGAGATCCTGTCGGCGTATGGGGCGACGCCCTTCATGAAGCCATCAACCACAAGGCGTGGATTCGTCTTCTTGAGCATTTCAAAAGAAGTGGTCATCTTCTTGATTCCTGTTTCATCTGGAAAAGTCTTGTGCAATTCCACAAGAAATTGGGAGAGCATGTCATTAAACGCAGACACAGACGCCATTTTCTTATTCGTAGGGTTAAATCTTTAAGTTTAGAAAGGTTCATTGGAAATAGCCTCTCTTTGACCAAGGCCGTTTGAGACTATGAAAAAGACAAGGATCGCGTTGAGGGCTGCTGGCTTGGTGTATTTGTTAAGTTCCAACTTGCCTTCGTTATTAAGCTGGGCCTTCACATGAATGTAACCAGCAGTGATCGCCGCGGCGATGAATGCGGCACTCATGGGGTCTCGGAGATATTCGGAGAGATCTTCCATTTAATTATACGCAGTTTTTTTTACACGCTGTTCTGGGGCATCCCCAAAGAAGACATCTTCATCCTCTTGTGGCAAAGGCTCCTCTTCTGGAATCGCGTGTGTGACTGGCTCCGGGGCTGGATCTTGGACACCTGGAACGGTCTTGAACTCATTCTCGAGACCTGTTGGTTGAACTGGTTCCTCCTCGGCGCCCATCATTGGCTCATCTTCTGGGAGTGGCTCTGCCTCTGGCTCTGCCTCTGGCTCCTCGGCGATTTCTGGATCTTCTGTGTCGTGTATTTCACCATCAAGATCGATGTCGCGAGTATCAAGTGTTTGAGACATGTAGGTCTGGAGGATTTCCTGAACTGGAATGAGCTCCTTTACAGTGGCTTCAATGCACGTGGAGAAACGGCGGGTCAATTCTTCATCTCTCACATATTCACTCTGTTCTTCGTGGAACACATATGGATCTTTGTACAAATCCTTCGCCGCATTGTTGTAGCATGTCTGAATAAAAACTTCATTGGTTGGAAGCTTGAGACTAATTTTTTTGTTTTCAGCCTTGAGACGAACCGCAGAAAGGATCTTTGTACACGCAACAAAGACCGCCGCAAGGAGATCATTGAACCAAGCACATCGATTCGCAATGTTATCTGTGTGCTGCTTCGACATGGCGTTAGACCAGTTTGGCACTTCCTTCAACAACTTTTGAAACATAATGAGGGTCTTCTTTCCCTTTGAAAGTTTCGCGGCTTCCTGATACAAATCATGAAAAACATCAATCATAGGTGGGCACATTATGAGGTAAAGCTGTCCCATGTACTCCTTTTTCGCTTCTACCATTATACTGAGTGTGTCCATTTATCATTGAGTGTGTTTTTAATAGGGGGTTTCCTACGCACTACTTTCGCCTGTATTTGTTCGCCATCTTTTTGAGATTCATAAGATCTGGAAACTCCATGTCATCGGGGCGTTCCTCCTTTTGTTTAGCCTTTTTGGGTAAAATCCATGAAACATACATATCATATTCACTGATGAGACGAACATCAAAACCACCCAACTTCAATTGTCTTGCAATATATTTAGCTGCTGCACCTCTATCAAATGTTGGATATCCTATGACAAATGTTGGAACAGTCAAGAATACTTGCTTAAGACCAAGTTCTACTGACTGCTTAATCTTTCGAGAGAATTGTTCATACACTTTCGTGTATATCTCCTTTTTTATCTGTTTTCTCCTCTCGTCGATTTTTGTCACATCATTGATGCTGATCATTACATTTGACTCAACTTATTTTTAGCGGTTTCTAACTCACTTTTGGTTGGTACCGCAGCCTTCTTCACAAGTTCATATTTGACAAAGTCCTGACCACCACGGCTCTGTGTAAATGGAGTCACTTTGGATGGTGCATCGGAACCGAAAGGTTGTGATCGAAGAGACACAAGTGTGGCGTTGTCACCTGATAGTTCAAATAAAGCGGCGACAGAAAACCCAAAGGCAAAACCGTTATTTTTGACAACCATAAACACACATTCATACAAGTCACTATCCTCCTTTTGATAACGCTTGAGTGAAGTCGTTTCAATGATATATGTGCAAAGTCCTGTGCGTTTTTGGATTTCTTTATTAGTCTGGAGGGTAAATTCCTGCATGGTATCATTATTCACACTCGCTTCAGCTTCTGTGTAGGCAGACAAATCTGGTCTGGGGTCGTCAAAACGAATAGGGTCTGTCACTTTTTCGTAGCCTGAGAAACCAAAGATTTCCGTGAATGGTTCTCGGCGGGTTGTGATCAACAGGACAAGCAAAATGAGGATGATTGTTATCGTCCAGTTCATCTTTATTATTAATATGCGTTAATTTTTTTTTACAAAATACCCATGTACATATTAGATGTCACTACTGATTTATAGCCCAAGGTGTAAACATTCCATGGAAGTTATTGAGTATATCAACAAACATCCTCAGCTGAAACAGCTCGTGCACTATCATAATATTAATACTCAAGGCGTTCCACCTGCGTACCGCAACAAGATTACACGGGTTCCCACAATGCTCACAAAAAATGGTAAAATTTTAGTCGGGAGTGAAATAAAAAATTGGCTCGATTCCCTCCTTCCAACCAAGGAAGTTTCAAATTGGGGATTCAGTGGAGGTTGCTCAATGACAACACTCGAGGGAGACGAAAATGATACTGATATATTTTCACTGGACAATTACGGTCAGTCACTCCAACCCGCAATGACTCGGGAACTGGAGGAGAAGATTAATCGCGATGTCAGTAAGGGTATTGCATACAATGAAAAGATTTAAAGATACTACGCGGTAAATGTAGTAATATGAAACTCGTGACGATTCAGGCTTCGGCCATAAAATCAACATTTGAAGTTCTAAAGGATATTCTCAATGATGTAAATGTGTACTTTCGTCCTCAGGGTATGTACATTGTCACATTAGACACGGCAAGAACATCTCTCATCGATATGTTTCTATCGGCCGAAAATTTTGAACATTATGAATGTGACCAAGAAGAAATTATTGCGGGTATCAATATTTCAAATACATACAAACTCTTAAAAACTATTACGAGTAATGATGTACTTACAATTGAAATAAACTCAAAGGAATTTATGGACATTGAAATTTCAAGTGAATACAAGAAAACAAATACAAAATTTCAACTCAAACTCCTCGACATTAATGAGAGTCGGATTGAAGTTCCAAGTGTCACAATGACGAGTGTGACCATTTTATCATCGACGGACTTTCAAAGGTTGTGTCGTGACATGTCAAATATTGGTCAAGACATTGAAATTACTCGGGTAGGTAATAAACTTCATCTTAAATGTGAAGGCGACTTTGCAAGTCAAGAGACTTCCATTGAGTGTGCAGAAGAGAGTCCAGAAATAACAGGTCTTTACTCTTTGAGGTACCTGAATATATTTACAAAGGCGGCGAGTATGTGCGCGTCTGTGCAAATAATGCAAGAAGAGGGGAACAGGTTTTTGATTCTCAAGTACAATGTTGCCAACTTGGGAGATCTCAAGTTCTATTTGGCCACTAAGGTATCCGAAGATCAGTTGTAGAATCCTCGAGAGTAAGGAGCATCTTCTTCATGCCAAGTGAATTGGTGAGTACAATTTTTGGATACTTTTTCCTAAGAGTTTTGGGTGTGTAATACAAGAAATCCTTGAGAGGGACACTTTCCCCGTGGAAATCGTTCCTCGGTCCCGCGTACCTTTTTACCTTTTCAGTAATGTTTACTTGTGGTTTATCGTCATGATCCACAATCCAAACACTACTCAAGGGGATACTAAAGTTCACACCTTCTGCCTCATTTTCACCAGGTCTAAAGTTAATGTCTTGGGAGATGGCTTTGTAGATTTTGCCACCGTACCAATACTTGACACGGAGTGTGAGGTTCTTGATATTTTGAGGAACCACAGTGCGTCTGAATGGTTTACCTGTTGCGTTCATATAAAATTCATCAAGAGTGCCATCCCAGTCCTTTTCCTCTTCTGCCCAGAAAGGATCCTCGATGTGGTACTTCATTCTGTAATCAACTTTGTATTCCAACTCTTCTGAGAGTATTGTGTAGTCCCGAGGTGTTGTTAACTTTTTGTAAAAATACAAAACATTACTTAAAAGTTTAACTAACATTCTTAATTATAATGGAGGGAAACTTTTTAAGTAGGTATAAAAATAAGATTGAAAATTGGACCAATCTTATTGAGACCGATCCCTCCAATAAAAAGAGGTACGAAGCCGAGATGAGTGATTACATGATTAGGTGTATGCCCTATATGAATCAGTATGCCGAAGAGGGTGAAGAGACCATAAATACAGACAATATTTTCAATGTCAAAGAGACTATGGGACTTCAAAGAAAGGATATATTTAGGGACTACCTCATAGAAGTTGAGAAACAGAATATAGCGAGACCGAGGGAACGTCGGGTGGAACAATGTGAGACTTGTTCCACGAGTAATGTCATTCACATCCCAGACACAAGTGAACTCGTATGTGATTCATGTGGTCTCGTCTTAGCGTGTCTCATTAGTGAAGAGTTGACCTATAGGGAAGAGCAGGAAACCTCTGAGAAAGTTGTGAATTATAGCTACAAGAGGGAGAACCATTTCAATGAGTGGCTCAGCCAGTTTCAAGCACAAGAGATGACAACAATACCAGATGAAGTCATGGATCAGTTAAGGTCAGAACTCAAAAAGATGAAGATTAAGAACCTCGAAGAGATCACACATGCAAAGATACGAGGACTTCTCAAGAAGTTGAGACTCAATAAGTACTATGAGCATGTTCCCTATATAACCAATATCCTCAATGGTATTAGAGCACCAAATATGCCACAGGAACTCGAAGAGAGGTTGCGCATGATGTTCAAAGATATCCAAAAACCTTTCAACGATAACTGTCCAACAGAGAGGAAGAATTTCTTGAGTTACTCCTATGTCCTCTACAAGTTTTGTGAACTTCTGGAAGAAGATGAGTACTTGCAGTATTTTCCGCTCCTCAAGTCCAAGAGCAAATTGTATGCACAAGATCAGATCTGGAAAAAGATTTGCGCGGAATTGCAATGGGAATTCATCCCCACTATATAATATGAAGACGAAGTGTCCCAACTTTGATGTGTGCTACAAACTGAGGGACTCTCGTCTGAAGGTATGTTCAAATTGTTTCTGGAGATTTGAGAAT